AACTGTACGAGCAAATCTAATATCTTCAGCAGCTAATGTTGCTTTACCAGTTAAATCTTTTTCATACCCCATGAATGCTTTAGGTACCTTAAGGGCAGCAAATAATTTGTCTCTTAAATATTCAACATCCTGGATTCCATCATATTGGAGTCCTCCTAGATTATCTATTTTAGTAGATTGGTCATTACCTCTTACTGGAACATAAAAATCTTCAAGTAAGTTTTGCATGTTGTATTTCAAATTGTAATCTCCTGTTTGTTGGTCAATATATGGAGTACGTTTCATTTTAGAAATTGTTTTCTGCATGAAATTCTCTACTTCATTTGGTGCTATATTTCCAACATTGATATAAAATATACGTTTTTCAGGTGCACGTACAATTCTATGAATTAACATTGCATCTTCCATCATTGTATATTGTTTGAACAATTTACGTCCTGGTTCTAGATACGATCTACCATAAGGTAAAAAGTTAGTATCAGTTAATAAACGGAAATGGGCTGTTTCGTAATTGTCAAAATAAATAGCACCATCTGTTCTTTGAACATTGTGTTGTGGGGAGAAACTAGATGGGGTTGTTACACCTTCTGGGTGGAATCTAAATCTAGTTGATGATGGATTTTCTTTGTCATATCCATCTTGTCTCTCCATATGGAAAGCATTAAATGGTACAACATTATATACTCCAAATTTTTCACTAATTTCTAATTTTAAGAAAAAATCACCATATTTACACATACTTCGAATCCAAGGCCATAAATTAAATTCTACATTCATTATATCGTAAAATAAATTGTATAGGATTTTCTGTACATCTTCATCTGAGCTTCTGATTTGAAGCATTTCTCCCATATCATTTCTCAAAGTACTCTCATCAGCAATTATATCTAGTGCTGAAGCAACAATAGCATCTGTATCCATAGCATCATATTCGGAATATAATGTTGGTCGCATTGCTTGATAGTTCATACTACTTTGGTAACCATAAACAGAGGTGTGATTACCAGTCCACATTCTGCTGAATCTATCGCTAAGTGCATTAGTTTCATATTTGCCAGATTGTTGGATCTTGTTTATATCCATTACCTTAAGTTGAGAATCTCCATCGTTACGGATTATAACATCGGTTGAAAATAATCGTTTTAATCTTGATAATAATCCTGTTTCTGCCATTTTTATTTGTGTTTATTTTTTTATAAAATCCAAGAGATATCTTCCGAATCTCCAGTATAAGGGTTTGTTATTTTATATGGATTATCAATTGGTGTATTATTTGAGCTAAATGCATTATATTGGGTATTATTCGTTGCAATTCCGTTAAGCATACTTCGAGACATATCCATCCCGTGTTGTCTAAGTTTAAACGATGTTTCGCGCAAATAACATCCAATAGCAGCGGCCATAATTAAATCATCATTATAACCACTTTGAGCTTCGGCACGTCCATTTTTCCAAAGAAATACTTTCATTTCCTCCATAGTTCGGAGTGATTGGATTATAAATCCTTTTTCAGATATCGCTTCTTGAACCTTTCCAATTGCTATGGGTCTTGTATTTGAGGACATTGTAAATCCAGGAACCATTTTATTTGTATCAACATATGGATCAAAATACGAATTGGAATTCACATTTCCACCCTTAGGTGAATAGTAAATGTTAATATATCCTCTATCTAAAATTGTTTGAATAGTAGACCAACCTATATTTGAATTCTCTGGTGCTAGTAAAGCATTATTATATTCAGTAGCTATACCCACTAGTAAGTGGCCGAATTCTTTTGTGCCTAATTGACCTTTATATTCCGCTACTTGAGTAAATGATTCAATGTCTATAACGTGGAATGTGGAAAAATCCATTCCATCACCTCTAGCTACATCGGCTACAACCATATAGTCTCTAGAATAGTCTACAGGTTCCCAAACCCATAAATTTTGATCTAAACCACGTTTTTCTAAAGGTGGTCTTATATATGTTTGCTCGTAGAATTTTATATCGTCTGAAAGGAATACTGTATCACCAGATGTACTGAAGTCACAATCACATTCTTGGGCTGCCATTCTAGGTCCTAAATCGGCATTTTGTTGGTCTCTCCAAGCTTGATTTCTTTCAGGATGTACTTGCCATGGTAATTTAATTGGTAGAAATGAATTGTCTCCCATTTCAGCATCAATCCATGTTTTATGGAACCAATTTCCAGTACCATAAGGAGTAGATAATGCTATACATCCACCCCCAGTAGCTAAGGTTTGTTGAGCTGATGCCCAGATCTCACCTATATTAGTAATAAACGCAGCCTCATCTATTAGTAGCAAAGAAACGGCTTCTGATCGACCAGCATCAGATGAAGCTGATGTTGCTTTGATTTGAGAGCCATTATTTAATTTGAGGGTTAATTTATTATCTTCTTCGGGTTTATTTTTTTCTTTAAGCCAACTAGGTAAATTATGGTACATAAATTTTACCTTAGTTACCATATTTTTTGCTGTATCTTGTTTAGTTGCGATACATAAAATATTTTTATCTTGATGAAATAACATCAACCATATTGAATAACCAGCTCCTAAAGTTGATATACCTAACTGTCTAGATTTAAGTACTATTGAATATGAGTTTTCTTGAAATAAGGTTAAAACCTTTTCCTGGAATGGGTATAAATTAAATTGTATTCTACCACGTTTTGGATGCTGGATGTAGCAATATTTTTTCATAAAATATGCAGGTGATTGTGAGCATCTTATATATTCTTCTCTTATTATTTGCTTTATATCTTTTTGTTCACTCATTAATTTAATGTTGGGATAATTAACAGTGCTGCTAGGATAGCAATACCACCTCCGAAAAATTTCAATGTGTCTTTTAAGAATTTATTTTTTCGTACCAAGATAGCATTATCGGATTCCAATCCACCAACTATACTCTTGTATTTTTCTTCTTTTTTATTGTAATTTTGGATTTGGGTTAAATAGTTTTTTTCCTTTTTAACATAAAATCCAATTATTGTATCTTTTTCTGAAGATTGAGTAGATATTTGTTCTAGTAAGATTTGGGTTTGTTCAAGTTCAGCTATAGCTGAATCACCTTGAACTAAGTCAATAGCTATTAAATGAGCTACTTTATAACTAATAAATAACTTGTTTGTATCGGTCTGCGAAAAACTTGTCCAATTGAGTAGGAGTGTAAGTCCTAATATCACGAATTTTTTTATCATAATAGTTTTTGGTGTTTAATATTATTATTTTAGTATTAACTATTTCCTGTGATAGTGAATCTATTTTTTCTCCACTATTAATAATTTTATCATCTAATACTATTTGATTTGATTGTAATTCTAATATTACATTGTTTAAACTATCTATTGAACGTTTTTGGTCAACGTATTTAGAATCCATAGGTGTTGGATCACACGATCTAAATGTAAAAAATATTATAAGAAGAGTAATACAAGTTAGTATTACATCATATAATGAGACTTGTATTACTCTGTCTTTCATATTTAATTTTTTAGGATTGAATCAATTGAATATGGATTAACTCCATCAACTGTTTTTTTCTTGATATATTTTGAAATTTCTGGTTTAGTTAAGAATTGTTTTAATGCTGCTAATTCTCTATCATAATCAGCACCTTTTGCATTTGCTAATTTTGATTTTTTAGATGAAATAACTCGTTTTAATTCTGCCTCAATATCTGCGTTTCCTGTAACAGGTTTAACAGTAGTATCTATTTCAATTGCATTACCTTCTTCATCTGTCATATCACTTATTGGTTTTGATACCGCTGATGTTGGTTTTGGTGTTGTTGTTTTAGCTGTTTTTTCAGGATCTGCTTTTCTACCACGTTGACCTACTTCAAATCCACCGAATGCTTTTTTAACTGCTCCTAGAGCTTGAGGACCACCTAAACCTGGTGTGTATTTGTCATTTCCACCATTTAATTCTTCATCTTTATCTAGAGCTGCTTTCAATTCTGGAGCGAATTCACTTTGTTTTTTCTTACTTGTAATTATTTTAGTAATATCTTCAGGTGTGATTTCAGGGAATTGTGATTTGATTCTATTAACTGCTACACCAATTGCATTTTCTATTGGTTCAGTGATTTTAGCCATTTCGTCTAATTGTTCTTCTTCAAGTTCTTCTTCAGATAATTTTTTGTATTTACTTTGGAATGCTTGTGAATTTTCTGTTGAATCATCTGGGTCGATAGTGGCTGCAAAACCTTTAGCGGCATTTTTAGGGTCTTTCAAACCAAATAATCCTGCTTCACTCAATGTAATATCAATTTCTTCTTTAATGATTTTTAGTAAATCTGATTTTTTCATAATTATGTAATTTTATAATAAATATTACGGGAATATCGTCTCTTTAATTTTCTTAATTCTTTCTTCAGTAGTTCCTGATAGTTCTGTATAGTTAATTATTTTAGATCTATATTGGGAAATATGATTTTTAATAGAGTTATCGATTTCATTTCTATATTCCATATCTACTACTCTTACCCCATTGTCTTCTAATTCAACACCTTCAGGAGATACATAGAATATATAGTCATATTCTCTAATTAAATGTGAAGCATAAGTATTAAAATCAAAACTGATATAGTATGGAATTGTTTTAGCTGAGTGGGTAAATGCCATAACATCAATAACTGTTCTGTCCGTAATCATATTTTTATTCAATAATTCACTAGCACGTTCAGCCATAAATACCGTTTGACCTAGAATAGTTGAATCCGTATTCAACGGAATACCTAAATCACGTAAATATTTGCTACGTTCCGTAGAGAAATGGTAATCTTTAAATTCGGGTAATTCTTTTAGAGCGTTGACTAAAGTCGTTTTGCCAACGCTTATTGTTCCTGTAAATCCGATCTTCATTTTTTTAATAAATTATTTGCTATATATAAACCATGTAAAGCAGAAATATAAATACCTCTTGCTCCAGCTGCATCACCTTGTAAGTGAATATCTGGATATGATGGTAACGATAAGTCTTCTTTATTCAATAATATTTCGTTAGTTAAGAATTTTACTTCAGGACAGTAAAATATATAATTGTCGTCTATACCAAATGTTTTATTTAAATCAGATATAAATTCCATTATATAGTCTGCATACTTCCCAAATCCTTCTTTAAATGTATCTAGATCAATTCTATATCCAGGAACAGGTGTTCCTTGATCTGTTAATGATGGTTTTCTATCTGTTGGAGTATAGTAAGTAGCTTCTCCATGATATTGGAAAAATTCTACTAATTGTTTACTAAATGTAAATGGATCTTCAATACCTCTAGCTTCCAATAGAATACCGAAATTGGTTAAACCATTAAATTTATTAGGGTCTTTGTGGGCATGTCCGTTGAAGGATTTCATTCCATAAGTTTCTTCTTCAGCGACGAAAGCCGCAAAATTGTTAGTGCAAAACGAACGTGCACTGTCACTACCAAACTTCTTATAAAGTTTAAAATCATATGCTATTTTATTTAATTCTGTGAAATATTTACCATCTGTTTCGAAACGTACACCAATTTGAGCTGGTTTAGATTCTGTTGGGAGTTCATACTTTTCAATCATATTGGATAAGAAATCCATACCTGACTTACCTGTACCAATTATTAGTTTATCATATTTAATATAATCGTGTCCTATACCTATTTCATTACGTTTAAAATTAATATTTGTTATTTCAACATTATATATCTGTTTAACACCACATTGTTCGAAATATTCAAATATAGCTTTTACTTGTTGTTGTCCAAAATCTGTACCTAAATGGTAACATGGTGATTGACGTAACTCAAATGGAGAATCCTTAATATACTGTGGTTCCTCTACAGGTTCAGTATACATTATTTTAGATGAATCAGGGTGATATTCTACAATATATTTGTAGAGTTGATCCGATAATTCAGTTGCATAATCTTTATCAGAACAATAGTGTGGGTGAAATAAACCACCTTGATTAAATGAAGGGATAACCTTAAAGTCACTCCATGTA